CCGCTGGATGTAGTCGGATTGGATGGCGGCCTTCCAGCCGAGTTGGCCGGCGAGGAGTTTGGCGAAGCGAGGGGCGAAGGCACCGATGGGCATTTCGTAGGCGGCGGCGCCAAGCTGGAGGGACTGGATCCCGAGGACGGACATGCGACCGACGAGCGCGGCCTGTGTGGCGCGGCCCAGCATGCGGCCCAGCCAGCCATTGACGGCGAGGTGGGCGGCGGCATCGCGGGAGCCTCCTTGGGCGAAGTGATCGATCCAGGCGCGGATGACGTTCTTGGCTTCCTTTCCGGCGCTGGCTTCGATGCTGTTTCCCACTTCCCGGTTGTTCAGGAGGTTCATGGCCTCCGTGGCGAAGGGGGTGTAGGCCATCCAGTGTTCCATCTGCTTGGTGTGGGCAATGAAGGTCTGGAGGGCATCGGCGAAGCGCGGTTCGGCGATGGCGGTCTGCGAGCGGGTGCGGAGGCTGCCAGGGGTGAGGGAGGCCCCGGACATGGTGGAACCGGTGACGGGGTCGAGCGTCTGGCCGGCGGCGGCGGCGGACGGGGCGACGGTGAGGGGTGAGTAGAATTTGTGGCGGGGGAGGTTCACGCCATAGAGCGACTGGAACACGCTGTTGAGGCGGTCATACTCGGTGGCGTACTCCTCGGTGAGGTGGAGGCGGACGGCCTTGGCGGTGCTGGAAAGCTGGGCTTCAATGGCGTCGATGTCCTGCTGCCGCCAGTGCCATTCTCCGTTGGGGGTGTTGGTCTCCTCGTCGAAGTAGCCTTCCATGTGGCGCTTCCCGTCTTCCTGCTTCCACATGAGAGTGGCGGTGATGGCCTCCAGTTGGGAAAAGGTCTGGGTGCGTCCCTTGAAATCGGTCACGGTTACGCTGCCAGGCTGGGCGAGATCCCAGCGGAGCTGCTCGCCTTTGTATTTCCCTTGGGCGAGGTCGGCGAAGAGTTCGTCGAGCCCGTCCATTTTGGCGTGAATGTTGTCGTGCTTGGCTTCTGAGGCGCGGAGTTCCCAGTCGGCCAGCATTTTGCCAACCTTGGAATCCTCCCCGAAGGCTTTGTGGAGGACTTGCTCGAAGGAGTAGAGGGAGAGAAGGACCTGCTTGGCGCGGCCGATCTTGGTCTTGCTGTCCTTGATTTCCTGATCGAGGCGTTCCATGCGCTCGCCACCCTTGCCGGTGTCAGCGCGGAGGGCGTCGCGGGATTTGGCACGGGCTTCACGCTTGGCGGAAAGCATGCGCTGGAAGGCTCCGTAGCCGATGGAGTAGATGCGGGTGGCTTCGAGGAGAGCCTGCTCGCGGCGGGCGGCGTCGGCCTTTTGCCAGTTGCCGGCGAGCGCGACGAGTCCGGCTTCCTGCAGGAGGTGGGCCTGCTGCTCCGGGGTGGTGTTGACGTGGTTGGCCAGGTTGTCGAGGCGTTCCACTTCCGCTTCCACTTCGTGGGCCTTCATCGTCATGGAGTCCTCCACGCTGCGGAAGAGGTCGTGGATGTCGGCGCCGATTTTGCCGCGGGGCTTTTCGCCGGCTTCCTTTTTCAGCGGCCGGGCGGAGTCGAGGAGTTTGCGGAATTCGGCATCGTACTGCCGGCGCATCCAGCCTTCGAGTTCCTTGTCGGCTTTTGCCAGCTTGTCCTGGAGAAACTGCAGGCGGGTCTCCTCGCTGCCCAAGGAGGCGAGGGCGGTGTAGCCTCCGATTCGTCCTCGGACGTCGGCAGGGATGGCGGTGAGGATGGCATCGAGGGAGGCGAGGGCGCGGAGGATTTCCTGTTTCGGGGAATAGGCGGTGGCGATGGTCTCCGTCTGGGTCTTGAGCCAGGCGTTGGTTTCCTCGCGGGCGGTGGTGCGGGCGGCCTTGATGTCGGCCTCGGCCTTTGCCATGGCTTCCTTCATGGTGGCCACGCTGGCCTGTTCCTTCTTCAATTCATCCCAGAGGGCATCCGGGGTGGGTTCGGAAATGAGGTGGGCGTCGTAGGCTTCCTGGGCGGCCTGGTCGGGAGTGAGGGACCCCCCGAACACGGTGCGTGCGACTCCGTCCGCGCCATCGTAGGAGCCTGAGCGGTGAAGCTGGAAGAGGTCCGGGTGCGCCTTGATCGCGGCGGCCTTTGACATGAGGCGACCGTGAAGATGGTCGACTGTGCCGTCCTTCTTTGGCACGGAAAGCAGTTCGTGGAGTGGCCGGGACTTCAGGGTGGTCAGGTCGTCGGTGGAGAGAATCCCGTAGTGGCGGGCGTAGGCATCGCGCTCGAGCTCGTCGGCGCGCTGGGCCTCGCGCATGGCGGCTTCCTTTTGGAGCGACTTCCGGAGGCGCTTGGATCCGGCGATGAGTTCCACGCGCTCGGCGGCCAGGCGGAGCTCGTTGAAGTTCTTGGAAATCTTCGCCATGGCCTGCGCCCGGCGGATGGGGTCCTTCACCCGGGAAAGGGCGTCACCCATGAGGAGGGCGTTGCGCTCGCTGGGGGCGAGGGAGTAACTGACACCTGTCAGGGAATCCGGGAGCCCGGATTCTGCCGATTCCAAAGCACTCGAAGCTGTTCCGCGCTGAAATTCTTGTATCGCGGATGCCGTGATGATCGCTCTTTGAAGCGTTGAAATTCCGACGCCTTGGTCTCCGGCATTGTGGTTGGAGATTTCTCCTTCGAGGTCGGCGTCTGTAAGGAGTCTTTCACCTGCGAAGAAGCTACCAGACTGAAAGTCGAAACGCAAGGCCCGCGCGGAGGGGATGAGTTTGAGGACGTTGTCCAGTTCCTTGGTTGCCAGCAGCGCGGTGTTAAGCACGTCGTTCTTTGTCCATTTCCCAACGGCTTGGGATTTGTGCGGCATGAGGTGCTTTGTCGTTCCCCAGCGGATGGCACTGGCGAGGAAATTGGAAGTGCGCCGAACGTGATTGATGGCGGTCAGTCCGCCCGGATCATCCTTGATCCGCTTCCCGTTGTTGTGGATCCAGTCGAGGGCAGCGGCGTAGAGTTGTGATCCACCTCCAGCTTTTTTCCCTTTGCTACCTGCGGCAAGGGCTTCGATGTGAGGGCGGTCGGTGTCAGCGTCGTGGATCGTCAAGTGGCCAGACGGTCCTGAAAAGCGGACGCTGTCGCCGCTTTCGGTAGCCGTGACGAGCTTGCCGGGTGTCGAGACTGCAGCGGCGATGTCGTCGGCATCCGACGATTCGGTTTTTCCATACTGGAAAACCTTGTCATGGGAGCCATAGGCCGCCCAGACCTTTGCCACAAAGTAGCTGGCAGCGTTTCTTGTTTCATCATCCCGGGCATCCAGCAACGCGGCGAACATGGCGGCTTTCTTGGCCAGTTCCTTTTCGCGCAGACGGTCGGCAATGGCTAAACGCGCATCGGTTTCCGGGTCAAATTCTTCCTCAGCAAGGTAAAGATCGGCCTCCGCTTGGGCCAATGCTTCGCGGGCGGCAATCAATGACTCCGGTTCCGGAAATGGTTGGTAGGACGTTCCGGGGATTTCGGCAATCAGTTGTCCGCTTTGAGAAACCAGTCGGATCGACCGTCTATCTCCTGATGATCCGGCAAATCCAAAAATCTCGCGTCCGACTTTTTGGGTTACAGCGTTGACGACTTCCTGCGGTGTTGATTCCTCTGGCAAGCTCAAGTGCTTGCGCCAAGCCTCAAGATCAGGATCACCAAAGTTTGTGCGAGGCCGGTTGTATTTGTTTCCAGCGATCAAAACGTTGGAGAGCGGCCCCTTGGGTGATCGGGGATACTGGTCGACGGTTTGCTTCCCATGCTGAATTTCCCATTGGTAACGAGCCGTGGAGGCGTCTTTTTCCTCTTTTGTCAGTGCTTCCTTGGCGGTGAGCAAACGATTCTGAGCAGCGAAGAAATTTTCCCTTGCGCGACCCAAGGAGAAGGATGTAGCGTCTTCCTCGTTCCCCACCAACGTGGGGATGGCCCGAGTATCAAAGCTCATTAAGCCGCTTTCCCCACCAACGTGGGGAGCAAGAGCCGGATCCGAAAGGGTCCGGCTCTTTTTTGTGGTGGGTGGGAGCATCACCGGGCCTACGGAAAACGACTGGTCGAGCATGCCTCCCTGGGTGGCGTAGCTCTTCAGGTTGTAGTTGGCTTGTTCTTGAATCCGTGTTCCGGTGATTCCCTTTTCAAGTCCGTAGAATGCTCCGGGATTTCTGAAAACGCCTTCTGTGCGTCCGCTCATGTAGCGTGGCCTGCTGTTTTCATCGGTGTAGTTCACCACTAAATCAAACAGAATTCCTTGTTCGTTCAAGGGTTTGAGGTTTTCAACAAGGCGGCTGGCTTCTTGGGGGGTTGAAGCGTTGGCGTGCAAGGAGAGATAGGTTCCACCTTGTGAAAGGGTATAGCTTGCAAGGGTTTCCTTGCTCAAAGTTAAAATCTTGTGAGGCGGCGCGCTGAAGGTGCTGACGACCCGCATTCTGGCATTTGTAATGAATCCGAGAATGTGGTTGGGGTTGCTGCGATCGGTTTCGATTTTCTTGGCAAGCTCCGCGAGTTCCATCGGAGAACTAGCCATTTGCCCAATGTCTTCCACCTTGTCGATCAAACGGCTCGGCCAAGCGTATGGGTCCCATTCCCTTCCTTCTTCTCTTAGAGCGTATTCCGGAATGGTGTTTGTGTTGGCGTTCCCGGCGGAGTCAATATGGGTGAACGTCTTGTGATTGATTACGACGTGGTTTGCCAGAGTGATGCCGTGTTTTTTCATTTCCGCGGCATGCCGCACGGTGATGCTTACGTCGGCTGCGGACGGGCTCGGGTCGCCGCTTGGATGGTTGTGAAGTAGGAAATAGAAGTCGGCCTCGGCGGATTGGAGGAACGCCACATGGTCGGCAATTCCATCATCCCAGCTTTTTCCCTCGGCGAAAATTGCAGCGGATGACGGAACGCGGGAGGTGAGTGCCATCGCGTCAACAATCTTAAAGCCTTGCCCGCCTTTGTGGCGCTTGTTCCGGCTTTTTGCTGCGAGTAGATAGAAAGTTTCAAAGCGGGGATTTCTCAGTGCCTGCGCTTTTACGGCGAGGGCTTCAGGGGATCCGATAGTTTCACCAATGAATCGGACTTGGAGGTCTGTGGCGAGGTCTTCGGCAAGGTATTGTCGAATAATCTGTATGTCACCGAGTCCGCCCCGTCGTCCAAGTAGGTCCCCTTGGTTGTCAGGGTTTCCGGGAGGCTTGGCTGGTGCGGACTTTTCGTCACCGACAATGCTTTGCGCGAAGTCGAGGAGGAGTTGTCGTTTGTCGTCATAGCTTGCCCGAGGCTGTTCTAAACGTAGCGCATCCTCCCCGATCTTGTCAAACAGGGCTTGATCAAGTGACTCTGTGGTAAAGCTGGCGCGTCCGATCGAGAACGGATCGCCTTCCTCCATGGCATCTACATTCTCCCCGGAGTAGTCCGTCCCGAGGAGGTCGGCGGCTTGTTTGGCGACTTCTTGGTTGTGCTGGTCCTGCTCGGTGGTGCCGAGGAGCTTGGCGAGGTAGGCGTCGTAGCCTGCGCGGTCGAACTTTCCTTCCCGCTCTGCCTTCTTCAGTGCCAGGGCGCGGGACATGGAGAGTCCGAAGTGGGCGCGGATGGCGTCCATGAAAGCCTTGAAGTTGTTGGCGGTCTTGCTGCCAACGATTTTGCCAATGGCGGTGAGGTTTCGGGTGATGATGCCGGAGGGGGCAAGCTGCTTTTTCCCGCTGCGGTCGGTGCGCGAGCGAAGTATTTCCAATTCCCCGACGTGAGACATGGCCTCGTCTATCATGTCTTCGTCAATATCCTTGTCGGCGATTCCTTCGGGGAGAAAGCGGAGTTGTTCCACGTTTCCATCTGCATCGCGTTTCGTGGTCTTCCCTGCGAAGATGGTATCGAGCGAGCGAAGAAGGGCGATGTCGTCGGCGCGGGTGATTCGGCCGGCTGCGCGGGCTTCCCGGCGGAATCCGTGGAAACCTTCGTGAAAAACATCGGTAATGGACGCTCCGAGATAAAGCTGGTTGGTGGTTTTCCGCTGGTTTTCAATGAAATCGGTGTGGGATTCTCCAAGGACTCCGTAGGTGATACTAGAGGAACCGCTGCGCATGGCTTCCCGCATGGCTACTTGTTTAACATAGCGGGCCATGGCCTCCGCGCTGCGGGAGGCAATATCCATCTCGGTGACCTCGCGGCTAAGGTCCAAGCGGGTTGTGGTCTGGTTACCTCCCTGGTCGAGCTTGGCGACAGCATCGGCGGCTTCCATCATGGATGCCATGTAGGCGACGTGATCCGCGCCAAGGTCGTCCATGGCGGCGCTGTGGGTCTTGGCGAGACGCCAGGCATCGCCAGAGGTGGGGGCGGTGCCGATGGTTTCCCCGGTCTGGCCATCGGTCACGGTCCAGCCAGAGGCGTTTCGCGTGAGGATGGGGAGCACGCCGGAAAGCTGGGCCTCCCTCTGGAGGATTTGATCCTCGGCGAGGGACTGCACGGCGGTCATGGCGGAGTCACTGCGTGGGTCGAGGCGGGAAAAGGAGGCGTCGATGGCGGCGGTGCCGGAGCCGACTCCCTTGGCGATGCCGTCCCGGATGTTTGCGAGGTCGTCCGGGTGTACGCCGACGGCGAGGATTTCGTTGTCGGTAGCGTTGGCGAAGGCCTTGACGCGGGCATCCGCTGAGAAACCGCCGGCAGCGCCGAGCATGGAAAGAGGAAGCATGGTGACGAACATGCTGAGGGTGTCCGCCCAGTAGCCATCGAGTGCGCCACCCTTGCCGGTCCATTGGACGTCCGGGATGTCGTTCTCGAGAGCGTGGCCGATGGCCTGAATCGCGGCGGGGACAAGGTCCTGTGACTTTTCGAGGAAGCCTTCCTCTATGGTGCCGGCGACGGTCCGGACGCCAAAGCGCGCGGCACGGGAGGTGATCTTGTCGGTGAGTTCAGTGAGGGCCTTGTCGAGGAAGGGGAGCTTTCCGACAAAAGGCTCAAGGTTGAGCTTTTCCATAAGGACCTGGGGGACCGTGGCGATGGGGGCCAGGTTGTTGGCCATGTCACTGGCCTGCTGGTAGTCCATGCCCTTGTCTTGGAAGTCCTGCCGGTATTGCTGGTAAATTTGTTCCTGTGAGGAGGCATAGAAAATGCCCATGCCGACGCCGGGAATGGCGGCGACGGCACTGGTGGCGATGGCACCGGGGGCACCATAAACGCCTTTCTCAAGGATCTGAGACCATGAGCCCTCTGCGGCCAGATACTTCATGGGGTCATAGGTGCTTTCCTGGATGCGCTTCACTTCGGCGGCGAAGTCGATCGAGGCGCGGGCTTCCTGTCCGTCGTAGATTGGATTGCCCATGGCGCGGAGGCGGTCCTTTTCCTGCTGGGTCTCCGGCGTGAAGAAGCTGTCGCCAGCGAGGCCGGCAAAGTAGGTGCCGAGGTCTTGGGTCGATTGCGCGAATCCGCCAATGTCCCTTCCTGCCTGCTTGTTCAGGTTTGTCCAGAATGCAGTCTGCTCCTCCTTGGGAAGTGTCCCGGCTAGGAGTTTGAGGGATGCCATGAAGCGTGGGCGATCCTTTTCGGGGATCTGGAAATAGGCGTCCCGCGCAACAGTCGCGACCGAGTCCCGTTGGATTGCCGCGGCAGTTGTACTGGGTGCCCCATCAGAGATTCCACCATCTGGCAGTAGGTCGGAAAGGATTCCGGTGGCGACGCCAGGGAGGGATGAATCCTTGAACGCTTTCCACACGTCATTGAGGGGCTTCTGAAACTGCACGCGGGCTTCGTCGGCGGCGCGGCGGGCGCCAGTCCATGCCTCGTAATAGTCGGCTTGCTTGTTGGCGTCGTAGCCGGGGGCCTGCGCGGCAGTGGCTTTCCATGCGGCGAAGGTTTTGGGGTTCTTGGCATCGCCTGCGGGGTCCGTGGTGCGGACCAGGGAGGAGGCGATGGCATCGGTCAGGAGGTTGGTGGTGATTTCCTTGGACGACTTCCGGCGGGTGGCATCGGCGACGATCTCGGTGTGTAAGGCATCATCGCTCTCGGCACCACGGCCTTGGAAGAGCGTGTCGGCGAGCTGGGCGCGGAGGAGCTTCCGGGAAAGGTCGTCAGACGGCAGGGGTCCGGCGGTGTGGAGCGCGAGGAAGGCATCGGTGGTGGCGATCTTGTAGGCCTGCTGTGGGGTGCGGGCAAAGGAGAGCTCCTTGCCCGCGAAGAATGACTCCGGATCGAGCGCGGCCTTGTCGAGGGTGTCTTGAGACTTCCGGAACCAATCGGCCTGATCCCTCTCCTGCTGGCGCTGCTGCACGTCCCAGGGGTTTTCGCCCCAGGCTGTGGTCATGTCCGGTGGCGAGTCCGACTGAGGGATCCCGGATGTAGGATCGATGACGGTCGGGTCAGTCTGGGGAGTGCCAGGGGAGTTGGTGAGACCTGTGGGCGAGAGGAGAGATGCCATGCGGGGGCATGGTGGCATGCGTCCTCCGGCAGAGTCGCTTGAACAGGTGGCGAGGAAATCACTTGGCCGGTTCCCAGCCGATGACGCGGGAACCATTCATCTTGCTGGGTCCGTCCGGGGAATAGATATCAAAGCGTCCGGTGAGGGAGCGCCCGTCGTAGGTGACGGCGGTGCGGTCGTTCCAGCGGCCGGTGTGGGTGCTGCCATCGGCGAGCTTGAGGGTGACGGTCTGTTTTGGCTGGATGCCTGCCTCCTTGAATTGCGCCTCGATGTCCCGAGAAATGGAGATATCTCCGGCCTTGAGCTTGTTCGGGGTGTCTTCGCCGTTCTTAATGCGTTGGGCCTCTTCGGCAGAGACGAAGGCACCGATGCCGGCGGCACTGTTGGTATCCGGCGTGGAGTCGTTTGCGTAGCCGAAGGAGGTGATGCGATCACCGGCGGATGCTGGGGTCATGGTGGGGCGGGGGTCGAAGAGTCCTGATTGCAGTTTGGAGCGGGTTTCCGCTCCGGCGATTTTGAAAACTTGGTCGTCGATCTCGGTGGCGGTCGCCTTGGGGTTGATCTTGATCCAATTGGCAAGCTCGGTCTTGGCACGTCCGAATTTCATTTGGGCCTCCACCTTGGCGATGGCACTCGCGCGGACGGATTCCGGCGACTGGTATTTTACCTTTTCGTCACCGTTTAGAATCGCCTCCGCTGCTGCCAAGGTGAAGGGATCGGCGGTCACGATAAAGGATGGAACCTGCTTGTCCCGGTTCGGCCAGATGCTGGAAAGTGCACGGAAGGCGGCAAGCTGCGCGGCAGGCGTCTTGTCTCCTTTAGGGTTTCTCGCATTGATCACGCTATCGACCTGCGCGGGCTGGAGTCCGAGGCTAAGGAGTTTGGCACGGTCGTTGAGAAACCCGGCGTTTAAGATACGAGAAACCGATTGATCCTCGTTTTCTGGTGGCTTTCCGAAGGCACCGGACTTGTAGGCACTATCCAGCGCGGCCATGGCGCTGTCAGCGTGTGTCTTGATCTCGGTCTGCTTGCCATCGCGGACGTCTTTGACGCGGCGCTCGAGCTCGTCCCGGACGGCGCCGGGGGGAAGGGTGCGGGTGAGGGCGTCAATCTTGACGAAGTCAGAATCGAAGGAATCACTGGTCGGGGTGTAGTCGGTGAGGAGGGCGGAGACTTTCCCGACGGTCTGGGCCTGATACTCGGGAGTGGCGCGGGCAGCCTTGTCGGCGGCGGATAGCTGCTGCCAGAGGGTGGTCTTGAGTTCCGCGCGGGCGGCGGGGCGGAGTTCCGGGGTGAGTTGGTCGATCTGCTCGGGGGTGCTAATTTTACCGGAGACAATGCCGTCCTGGATCTTTCCGGTGATGTCGTAGGTGACGCTGCGGAGCTGCTGCTTGGCGTGGGACTGGAGATTCGACCATGAGCCCATGTCGTAGCCGGGGGCGGGCTTGTCGGCGGGGTTGGCTTCCAGCCAGGCGTTCGGGTCGTGGGCGATCTCGGCGAGGGATTCGTTGTGGCGGACGGTCTTTTCGAAGTTCTGCTCGAGGAGTGCCCGCTTTTCCGGGAGGAGACCGATGGAGGCCTCGGTGCGTGATAGGGCATCCTGAAAGCCTGCGCGGTCACCGGACTGCATGGCGGATTCCATTTCGTTGTTCAGGGCGAGGGAGGCGCGTTGAACGGTGAGGCGTGCGGCATCTTGGGCGGAGTTGATGCGGGCACTGGTGGCGAAGTCGTCGTAGTGCTGGCCAAGGCGCTGGCGGGTCTCCGGCGAAAGGTCCGGGGCATCGAGGCTGCCCTTGTAGGTGGAAAGCCAGTCCTGCGTTTTCTTGATCCGCGCGGCGGGGTCTTGTTCCTTGTCGAGCTCAAGGTTGAAAGTGGCGTAGTCTTCGCGGAGTTTGTTTCGGAAGGTGGATTCCTTTTCCGCTTGGTCGACACGATCGATCTTCTCGGCATGGGCGGCGAAGGCTTCGCCGACGTTACCGATGGACTTGGCGAGGTTTCCCAGGGCGGCGGCCTGCGGGAACTTCCCGCTCATTTCCGGCATGCGGATGGCGGTCTGCTGGAGGTCGGGGATTTCTGGGAGGCGGATCATGGGTAACGGTTTTTGCCGCCGGAGGCGGGCTTGGTGGTGGAGTGGTTGTCATAGGCTTTGTAGCCCGTCGAGAATCCGTCGGCGACGGTGGCCACGCTGTTGATGTTGGCGGCGGCTTGGCCTTGTTCGGCTTCCCAGAGACCCATCTGGCCTTGGGCTCGGAGGGAGGCGGCCTGCATGTTGGAGGCGCGGGCGGCGTCCTGGATGCCGAGGTTGAAGTTGGCGGAGGATTCTCCAAGGATGGCGAGTGGGGTTCCCTCGGTGTTGAGGACTCCATTCTGAGCCATGCGATTGCGGATGTCCGCCATGGCACGGCGGTTCTTGATGCGCTCGCGCTTGAGCTGCTCCATGTTCTGGAGTTCCACGTTCTTGGCCTCCTGATCGGCGAGGATGTTGTTGTATTCGGCGGCTTTGGTCGCGGCCTTGGCCTGTTGCTGCTGGCCGTATACCGTGGCAGCGGTGGAAATGACGGTGGTAATGCCGATGACCCAGACACTCATAGGGGTAGATTTTCAGGGATGGACAAGCGCCAACCCTGAGGGATGCCGGGCGCGAGTGGGTTGTGATGGCGGGTGATGGACTCGATGATCTTTTCCACGTCGGTTTCCTCGGTGACGTGGAAGGTGGTCCAGATGGTTTCTTCCAGGCAATGGAGGGCGCGGCGGGTGTTGGGCAAGGTGATGCCGGTATGTGGCGCGGTGAGGAGGACGGCGTTGCCGTGAGTGTCGATTACTTCGACGGCTCCCTTGGAAATGACGAAGGGATGCTCGGTGAGGTGTTCCATGCTGGTGAGGAGTGCACCGGCGGGCATGGTGATTTCCCGGATGTAGAGCCCAGGGGTGAAGCGGTGGACGATGGGGAAGTTGATGCGCTCCTCTCCGCTGGCGAAGAGGGCGGCCTCTAGCTGGTCGATGGACGGTCCCTCGGTGATGGAAAGCAGGGAGTTCATGGTTCGTGAAGGCTCCAGCGGAGGATGATGGCGCGGACGAGGAAGGGGTAGGGCTCGGCGTGGGTGAGGGTGAAGGTGAGGTCGTCCACGAATCCGGCGGGGAGGGTGGTCTCGAGGATGCCAGTGCCCCAGGCGGCGATCTTGGCCGTGTTATAGACGAGCGGCTGAGAATCTCCGTTGTAGGTCACGGTTCCGCCGTTTGAGGAGTAGGCGGAAAGGACGATCTCATTGGCCCGCTTCCGCCGGAAGTGGGTGCTGCCGGTGTCGGCGGTGACGTCGAGCGGAAGCGTGGTGAGGGTGGCGGTGATTGGGTAGCCGGCGTGGCAGACGTCGTAGGGGGAAGCGGCGGCGGTGGTGGTGGTGAGGAGACCGGTGCTGCCATTGCAAGTGGCGGTGCCGGCGATGAGACCTCGGGTGATGGTGACGGTCGTTCCGCGGTGGATGGCTGGGAGGGCGAGAGTGGAGAAGGTTCCGACGCTGCCGCAATCGACTCCGTGATAGGAGAGGAGAACGCCTTCGCCTTCTTGGTAGGCCTGCTGGCGGGTGGCGAATTTTTCGAGGATGTAAGAGGCTCCACGCTTCACCACGAAGAAGATCGAATCGTCGTTGGCTTGGTTTCGAATGACGGCCAGGGATTTGAAGAGTCCGTTGTAGGTGGTATGGCGGGACCAAGCTGCGATCTGTTCGTCGCGCGCGTAGTTGAACGAGAGGAGCGTTCCGTCGGCGCGGATGGCCCAGAGGTAGGGCTCGCGGTTTTGCTGCCAGGCAAGTTGAGTGATGCCGCCGGTGGTGATGTGCTCGGCGAGACGGGAGAGATCGGCCGCGTCGTAGCTCTCGCTCTGGAGTTGATAGGCCATTTCCCGGAGGCGGCGGCCTTGGCGTTCCACGAAGAAAATGGAATCGTGGTGGACCAGGGCCGGGAGGGTGGTCGATCCGAAGCGGGTGTATTCCCGGGCGAGGAGGTTGGAGGGGGAAAGGGGTGAGTCGGTGGTTTCCGATCCGAAGACCCATTCCCCTCCACCGGTGCCGATGAAGAGTCGGCGCTGGCTGGCAATCCAACGGATGGGGTCCATGCGGGTGCCGGCGAGCGTGACGAAGATGGAGGAATCCGCGTCGGTGCCGGTCGTGAAGTTGAGAAGGTCGTCGGTCTTAGAGGCCCAGATGGAGCAGGGCTTCAGGGTGGTGCCGCCATAGACCAGGCGGCGCTCATGGATCCCGATGGCGGCGGGGTAGCCTTGGTAGGCGGAGAAGGCTCCTTCGGTCCAGAATTCTGTGGTGCAGGATTCCACCGGGGAGACGGTGGTGGCGGTGGCGACGGTGCTGCTGGAAACAGCGGTGATCTTGACGAGGCCGGAAATGTAGGGTTCCGATGAGGAGAGGATTCCTTTGGGCGAAGAGGTGCCGTTGCTTCCGCTCCATTTAACTCGCATCCAGACGCGGACGTCCTGCGTGCCTTCGTCGGCGATGTTCCGGTTTTTCTCCCCTGCGTATTGGCGCAAGTCTGTCCAGGAGACGCCATGGTCGGTGCTTGTTTGGAGGGTGAATGTGCCGTCCCAAGTCCCTAGTGTATTGAAGGCCCAAGCGCCTTGGACGGGGATGGCAGTTGACCATTTGCCGTTATTGGCCGCGGTTGCGTCAATCGAGGTTTCGAAAAGGTCGGCGGGTCGTTTCTTGGAGATTTTGAACGTGGCTCCAACGTGGGAGGCGTTGAAGAGCGCGGAGGAGGCAGTGAGGGTAACGGATTGACCGATGGTGCTGCTGTTGTCCTCCGCCGATTTCCAGTAGGTTTGCCAGCTTCCCCCGGTATTCGGTTTGGTTCCCGCGCCGCTGGTGTGGGCGGTAATACATTCGAAGCTGCCCACGCCGTCCACCTTCACAATGGTGCCAACGCTGTAGCTGGTGAACGTCACCCAGGTGGATCCGATGAGGACGTTGGTGAAGCTGGTGGCGATGGTGAGGGTCTCGGTGCTGTTTTCGTCGAGGAGTGGCGGGTAGCTGAAGGGAGTCTCGTCCAGGGCGAAGGTGACGGTGGAGAGGGTGAAGGTCAGCGACTGCGGAACGATGTCCGGGCCGACGATGAACATGACGTTGTTCACCTGGGCCATCTGGAGCCGGAAGGGATCGGCCGTGGCGAGGGAAAGGGTCTGCTTGAGGGTGCCGTCTGTCTGATAGATTTTAATCTGGGTGGTCGAGAAGGCGAGGATGTAGGACGTCCCCTCGGATTCGTCGGCGATCTGGCCGGAGGAGCTGACGGCGGCAGCGGGTGTGTAGGCGGTCCCTCCTGAGACATAGAAGGTCTGGATGCGGCAGGCGCCGGAAAGGGTGGCGAGATAAAGCGTGCCGGGGCGCTTGCGGAATCCGCCGAAGGGCATCGGCAGGAAGTTTTCCATGATGGAGACTCCGCTGGCGTGTTTGGCAAAGTCCGTGCGGTAGTTCAGATAGGGAGAAAGCTCTCCAGCATTGAACGAGAGAAAGGACTGGTGGGACGGTCCGGGCATGGGTCAGCGGGTGGCGCGGCGGGCGTTGACGAGCTGGCTTTGTGAGACGAGCCAATGGACCCCGGAGTTTTCCCCGGACGCGACTTCCCGCGCATCGGCATTGGTGGCGGCCGGGAGGGCGAGGGACTTGAACTTGGAAACCATGTCGGTGGCCATGGCGGGATTCTGGGCGACTCGGTTGGCGATCTTCGCGGCGAGGGCGAAGACCATGGCGTCGATGAAGAGAGAATCCCATGCGCTGATGGCGACCGCATTGGAGATGTAGACGATGTTGATCTTCTCGGTGACCTTATCCACGCCATTGACGAGGAGGAGACGGCCTTCGAGGGCGAAGTCCCGGACGGGATTGACCGGGTCCTCCGTCACGATCCGGATGAAGCGGACGCAGGTTGAGGGAAGCGTCCAGGCGGTGCCCCATTCGGTGGGCGGGTCGGTGGTGGCGGAGAGCTCGGCGCGGGTGAGGGCGAAGTTCCACTGGTGTTCCCGGAGCAATCCATCCCGGACGCGCGTGAAGTGCTGGCGGCAGGCCTTGGCCTCCTCGGTGGTGTCCATCTCGATGTCGGTGAGCTGGCGGGCTCCGAGTTCGGAGAGTGCCAGGTTCGCGATGTCGGTGGCGGTGGTGACGATGGGGAGAGCCATGAGTCAGGGAGAAAAGAAAACCGCCCGCGCTTTCGGTCCCGAAGGACCTGGGCGCGGGCGGCAACCCATACAGTTACACTACAACACAGAAACGGGGTCAGCCTTTGACGCGGTAGGCGATGGTGAACACGACGACCACGGCGGCAGTCAGCGTCGCGGCAGAAGCCACGGTGCAGACAAGGCGCTGATTCGCAGTGGTGGCGATCCGGTAAGGGGTCGCCACGGCGGCGGGGAGGGTTCCGCTGGCAAAGCCAACCTGTCCGCCCGCGCTCATGACGATCCCGGATGCGTAGCGTGTGGCGCTGGACGCATCCCCCACGTTGAGCGTGAGGGTCGTCCCGGGATCGGCGCACGTGCAGTAGCTGTTCTGTGGAACAACCACTGCGCCGAGCGGCAGGTCGACGAGCTGGATGGTATCGCTCGCGGCTTCACTGCCGGTCAGCGTGTAGCGGATGGTGGCCAGGAGGAGCACGCCGGTCACGTCGTCTCCGTCGACAATACCGGCACCTTGCCGGCCAGAGTCGACCGCGAGGGCCTTGTTGATGATGGTGGAATTGAAGTCAGCCATGGTGGTGATTTTCTAGGAGTTGGTGGTGGGGGTGGATCAGGTGGTTGGGACAACTCCTGCGATCTGGACGACCTTTTCTTCCTCCAGGCGAACCGCTCCGAAGGAGTATTGGCTCATGAACTGGATGGCGTTGGAGAGGTCCGGACGACGATCGATGGTGGTCGTGAGGTCTTCCCACACGCTGAACTGGATGGTGTCCTGCACCCACACGTAGGCGAAGTGCACCGTGGAGCTGTTGAGGAGCGCCGTACGATTGGAGATCGTCCAGTTGATGCCCATGAACTGCTTGATGCGGCCTTGCTCATCGAGCGTGGGCGGCATGAAGTCGGTGCTGAACAAACGGGAACCCGTGGTGGAGGAGGCTTCGTGGCGGAGCGCGGCTTCCAGCTTGGAAGTCATGACACCCTGAAGCATGTTTCCTGCCCGCATTTGGTCCTCGTTCCAGGCCTCGTTGTTGCCGAGGATCTGGAGGGACTGGATGACCTTGGCGACCGTGAGTCCTGAGTCGGTGGCGGAACCGGAGAGCGTCCAGTCACGCGCCACCTTCTGGGTGGGGGGTAGGGCGTTTGCATCGGTGCCTTCCGTGCCGGAATAAGCGGTGCCACCAAGGGCCGCGATGATGCGGTCGTCCACGTCCTTACCATAGGCACGGGCGTGGGCGAGCGTGTGCTTGCCGCGCGGAGCGATGGTGGGGAGGAGTCCCTTTTCGTCCCACCGGCTTTCGCCAGTGACGGCTTGGAGCTGGCGTGGGCGGACCCAGCGTTTCGCGGTGGGAAGGTCGAGGAGAACGACTTTCTTGTAGCGGTCACCGGTGACGTCTTCGGAGGCGATGTCTCCGACTTGGTTGTAGGTCTTGGCTTCGCCGGTGCAACCGGTTTCAACCTGGACCTTGGCTTTGAGGCGTTCGTTGGTTTGGCCAACGAGATTGCGCCAGTTCGTGTCGAACTGGGTCGTGAAGTGATTTGGAATGATGAGGTCTGCGCTCATGGCGAGAGGAAATAAGAGTTCGGAGTTGGTGAGAGTCCGGCGTCTGATTGTCCTCGGATGAGGGTCGTGGCCTGCGGGAAGCGCCCCGGTGGCGGCGGGTCGTGTCAACGGGTCCGGTGAGGGATTGACCGTTATTCGACTGCACTGCCACTTTCCGGGAATCCGCAAAAATCATCCATTGAACAGGTGGCGAAATAGAAAACCCCTGGAACATCGAGTGTTCCAGGGGTCCCCCTTTTTCCGGCAATGCCGTTGCCGGAAAGGTTAGCCTGCGGCTTGCTTGAGTAGATCGGAAACGAGGGCCATGGCCTGCTTGTCGCCGTCCTGATACTTCGATCCCCATTCCTTATCGCCACCGTTCATGATTTCATTGGCGCGCTGCTGTGGGCTCCGGAGGTCGCCGAATCCGCCGGGTACGCGGATGGCATCCTCGGCGGTGAGCTTAGAGACCTGGAGCATGATCTTGGCGAAGGCCGGCACGTTGACGATTTCCGCGAAGATCGGATCGTCGGCGGGGATGCCGGCGCTTTCCGCCAGGCGTCCGGCGAGGTGGCGGACGACGCTCTTGTTTTGCTCGAAGTTCCCGCGCCATTCGGCGACGAGGGCGTTCTCGGCTTCCTGCCGGATGCCCTTCACGGTGTCTTGGAGCTTCTGCGCCCGCTCGGTCTCGATCTGGACCTGCAGGTCGGCGATGGCTTTCACGGCTCCGGCTGGGACGTGGTGCTTGTGGGCGAGCTCGGCGAAGCTCTTTGACATGGCATCATCCCAGACGACTCCTTCCGGCAGGTTCTCCGGTGGGGTGAGTCCGTAGCCGTCCGGCGACTCCGGGACCTGGGCGAGCTGGCGGAATCGGGAAACTTCCTCCGGGGTGCTGGCCTCGGTGGGGTAGGTGGGACCGCTGGCGCGGAGGTGAACGTAGGACTTGGCCAGTCCCTTCACGTCCTTGAACGTGGCGAGCTGGGAGGCATAGGGGGCAAACTCGTCGCCGAGTCCCAAGTGCCAGTCTTTTCCAAGCGAGCCGTCTCCGTTGAAATAGACGGGGGCGGTGGTCTGCTGGGTCTGGGTGGTGTCAGCGGCGACGGCTGTGGTGGCCGTGGTCTGCTGGGTAGTGTCCACCGTGGTGGTGGTATCGATGGCGTCGATGGTGGCGGTGTCTGACATGGTTCAGGGGTGTTAGAGAAGGGTTTTTAGGCGGATGATGGGGTCGCAGTCCGGGAAGTCGGCGAATTCTCCGAGCATCCGTGCGGCGCGGTGTTCGTAGAGTTCCCGAAAACTCTCGTCGGTGAGGTTCCGCGCGGCCCAGGTGCAATACTCGAGGGAGGCGGTGCCGTTGACCGGGTCAGGGGTCGGTGGGGCGGATGGCGACGGGGAGCTTGATGGGCTTGTCTTCGGCGGTGGCGAGGTCGTCGAGGATTTCCTGATAGATGGACCGGCGTCCGTCTCGGAAGGCGGCGGCGAGGGGATCGAGGGGGCTTCCGGCGGTCGGTAGGAAGGCGGGGCGATCGTATCCGCAGCGCAGGCGGAGGACGTCGAGGGTGCGTTTTCCGTGGTCGCTGGAATAGGTGGCACGAACGTCGGCGAGGATTCGAGTTCGTTGCTCGGTGGCGGCGACACTACGCGCGTGATTTTCTTTCTCGGCATTGGTTGGCATGGTCAGGGGTTAGTTTTGAGCGGG